GATCGTCCGGGCCGTTGCCATAGCAGAACTCGGGGTCGTGCGTCAGGCGCTGGAACACGACCAGCGGGTCGGCCCAGCGGAAGCGCCGCCCGTCCCAGTACCGGAACAGGTAGCGCTCCGTTTTGCTCGGCGGCCGAATACGACGCCACCAGTCCGCGATTTTCGCGATCAGGCCAGCGATCATCGGGCATCAGCTCCCGCTAGTGACGGAATACAAGCTGCCGGCGTACGGGTGCGCATGGAACGTGACCACATGCACGGCGTACCGCGTGCCCTTGGTAATCTCGATGGGTTCATTGAGCAGCGTACACCGCGGGAACGTGTGGATTTTCGTGGGGGTCTCGATGCTCACGCGCAGGTAGTTCCCAGGTCCGAAAATGAACTTGCCGATATGGGCCACGACTTCGCCTGCCGTCTTGGCCCAGATGCCCTTGAGCGACTCCAGGACGGCCATGTCCACCGCCGTCAGCTCGGCGCGGATCGTGCCCTCTTCGCCGAGGTACTGATAGTCGATGGGCGTCCCGCCGTCTCCGCCGCCCGCGTCCCCTGGGACCGGAATCAGGATCGGACGCAAGCTGATCTGCACGCCGTTGCGCGTGTAGCCTAGCGTCTGGAATCCGCCGCTGGCGCCGAAGCCGACTTTGACCGTCGCCAGCCCATAGGCGAAAGGTTCCACTGGCATTGCTTATCCCCTTCGGTCCGCAGGCAGACGATCCGATGCCCGTGGGTAGAAATGCGGCGTGCGGTCCGTGACGGCCTCGCGCGTGGTCAGCCAGCGGATACTCGGCCACGCGACGAAGGGGTGGCCTGCCGCTTTCTGCGCGGGCAGATCGAAGAGCCGCTTGCCGTCGCGGAGCTGCCCCAGGTATTCCTCGGCCGACTGCTCGAGCTTGGTCGCGAGCTCTGCATCCTTGGCCCGCCGCGACAACAGCGCCGCCATGGCCAGTCGCGCGCAGATTTCCGCGGCCAAAGCCTGCGAATTGGCCGGCAAGTTCGCCAGGTCGTCCGCAGTGTACAGGCCGCCGAAATAGCAGGCCGCCTCCAGCCGGCCGCTGGCCGCTTGCAGCAGCGTTTCCAGTGTCGCGTTGAGCGCCAGGTCGCCGTCGTACGGCGCGCCGTCGTCCGAGAGCAGGTCCCGGATCGACCGCTCGTCGAAAAACCGCGTCAGCGTCGGCGCGTCGCAGTAAAGCATAGGTCACCTAGGCGCACGCAGTGAACAGGACGCCGCTAGCCGGCGCAAGCACTGCGGCACCAATGGTATCGACCACGCGCGTCAGGATGCGCCGGTTGGTCCGGTCCTCCAGATTTTCGACGGTCATTTCCTCCTGAGCGAAAATGGCCAGCGTCGAAAAATTGGGCGTGTTGGCAACCCCTTCGAGCCCACCGGGCCGCGATACGAGAAGCGCGTTGGCTTTCGGGAGCACAGGCGAGCGCACCGTGCTCGTCACGCCCTTGCGCGACGTGACCTTGTACGTGTCCTCGATCACCACGCGCACGCCGTACAGCACCGGCGGCAAGCCCATCTCGACAAACTGCGGGGCCTGCTGCTGCAGGTAGGGCAGCGAATACGGCGAGCTTTTCAAATAGTCCACGATTTCCTGCGACTCCGCCATCGCTTGCGCGAGTTCCAGACTCACGACAAGCACCATGTCCTGGCGACGCACGGCCGAAAAAGTGTCCTGCTTGATGCGGGCCACGGCCGTATTGATGGAGCGCTTGATGTTGCCGTTGGCGGTCGTGGCCGCCGCCCAGTTGCCCGTATTGCCGGGCAGAGTTGTCACGTCGATCACGTGATTGGACGGATAACTCGAAATGGATAGGGCCACGTTCATAATGGCCTGCACGCGGGCCGTCATGGCTTGCTGCGCCTTGATGCGGCGGTGCGTTTCCAGGATCGGCCACGTCGCCTGATCGACCGTCAGATCGCCCAGCGTGACCGGGTAGGCGTACCGCTGGCAGCGGTACTCCTTCCAGTTGAACGACTCGGTTCCCGTGTAGCCTTCAGGCGCCGGGTTGCCGTCCGGCCACACAAAATTGCGCAGGTCGTTGTTCACGATCCGACCGGCTTCCTCGACGGTCATTTCGAGGTAATATCCGGCCACCTTCTGGACCGGGATGATCTGGACGTACTGATTGAGGGGAAAATCGGTCGGGTTGCGCGCAAAATCCACGACCAGGCCTTGGGTCGCGGCATGATCGCGAACGAAAACGTTCGTTGCGCTGGGATAAGCAGCAGGCATCGTAGCATCCTTTCGCGGTAGGTGTCCGTGTCCGTGTCGCCGCGATCACGTTACGTCGGCGACTCTACCCCTAGCACCACCACCACTTCGACCAGTTGATCGGCGGCCGTCGCCGCTTGCAGGGCGACGGCGCCGTAGCGCTGCGGGATGGTCCCCGTGGTCGCAATCGCGACGCCCCTGCCCTGGGAATCGGATTTGAGCCGCGCCCCGGCGGAAAACGCCGCCCCTGCCGTCAGCAGGCAGCGCTCGCCCTCTTGATGGATGCGGAAGCTCTGCCCTGCTTCCGCAGACACGTGCGTGGCCACATCGGGGATGGGCGGACGCGCACTGCCGATCCCCGAAATGCCGACGATGGGGTCGTTGTCCCCGGCCTGCGCGAACTCGAAGTCGTTCGCGGTGCTTTTGACAAAACGTGCCAGGTTGATCGTACTGGCGGCGATTCCTTGAAAACCTTCGGGCATGGCCTGGTCTCCGTGTCACTTGAGGCGCACTTCGGGCCGGCCGGCAACGACCGCCGCCAGTGTGCCGTGAAAATCGGGCGTCAAACCGCGCTTGCGCGCTTCCATGCAAAGCTCGCGTGCCTGGCGTGCTTGCTGTTCCGTGGCACGCGCAACGGCCGCCTGGACATTGCCGACAGGCGTCGCAGCGCCGCGCGGTGCGGTCGGCGGCATCGGCAAATCGGCCGGAGCCCGCACCGCCTGCGACCGCAACAGCTCCAGCGCGCGCTCAAACTCCTTGTCCGACGGGCAGCGCTCATAGCGCAGACGCTGAAACGTCGCTTCCGTGTCGATCAGGTAGCCTTCGCGCCGCAAGGCCTCGATCCGGGCGTATCGCTCCAGGTCGCGCACCTTGGCCCCTTCGCCGCGGAGTTGGGACTCGACGATTTCCAGACGGCGGATCAGCGGCGCCATCGCCGCTTCCAGGGCCGCGCGGAGCCTGGCCACCGGGTCATCGGCCGGCAGCTCCGTCACCGCTTCGGCTGGCGCGACATCGTCGGCAGCGTACGACTCGGACTTGTCCTTGTCCTCGTCCTCCTCTTCCTCCGCGGGTGGCGAGGCGCGGCGGCCGGGTGCGTCCGGTCCCGCAGGCGGCGCTTCCTGGCCAGCGGACGCTTCCACGTCCGCCGTCTCCTCTTCGGCAGGTCCCGGCTCCTCCTCCGCAGGTCCGGCCGCCGCGTCCTCTGGCGCTGGGGTCCCGCTTTCGTCCTTTTCGTGCTCGGGCTCGATCTTGACCGCTCGGTCGTCCTGCGCCTTCTGCTTGGCGGCCTGCACCCAGTCCAGGCCGTCGAGCGCTTGGAGCACGGCCTTCACGATCTCGTCCACGTCGAGCCCATTTGCGATAGTCTTCGTCGCCATGGCGTATGCTTCCCGTTTCGATTTCGCCGGCTTGTCGCCCTTTGGCGCGATGGGGGCCGGCACGCACGTATTGGTCGCCGAAGGAAATGCGGCGGCATACTTTTCGACCATGACCCCGCCGCGCTGGGCACTGTACACCAGCCCCAGGTCGAGGCGCGGCGTCTGGGCGCCCAGCAGGGCAATCGGGTCGAGGTACATTTGGTCGTAATCACCTGCCAGCCACAGCTCCGCGCTGCGCCGCGGGTAATGCTTGAGCAGCTCCCGAAACTCCGGGTAAATCCGCAGGTCGGCAAAGATGCACCACCTGGCGTCCTCGCCTTCCCCCAGACGCCCGACGCGGAACGGACCGGCGAAACCGACCACTTTCGGCGGCGGCGCGCCGGCCGCCAAGGCGTCCCGGTCGGGCGTGTGTCCGATGGTCACCGCGGCATAATCGCCCGTCTGCTGGATGCGACGGTTGCAGCTTTCGGCCAGACGCTGAAGGTTTTCCCGATTGAAAATCAGCGTCCGGCCATTGCGGGCCTTCGTGACGTGCTCGGCGAAGACCGGGACGTCACGCAGGATGTACCAGCGCTGCCTTGTCGCGGTCGGGCTGGCGGTGGCCGTCGGCATCGTCCGTGACTCCAGACTCCTACGCCTCGCATTCTCCCTTGATCCTCCCCTCCGTCAAGCGCCTCCCCATTCCGGGGGACCGCTTCCTGGCGGCTGGTCAGGGGGGATTTCAGCCCCTGCGGCGGCCGGCTGGGCAGCCGCAGCGCTGAGCACCTCGTCGTTCGTGGTCGGCTTGGTGATCCCCACGATGCGGTACACGTCCTCGCTGCGGATGCGCAGGCCGAGCTTGGCGGCGCGCTCGATGGCGTCCAGCCGCTCGGCGGCGTCCTCGCTTTCCGTGTCGATCTTGAAGCGCAGGGGCAGGTCGGTCCGCCGGAAATTGAACGCCAGCAGCGGACGCACCAGATCGGTCGTGATCGTTTCCTCCAGGTTTACCGCGTCGTACCGGACGATTTGCAAGAACGTTGCCAGATGGATATCGGCCAGGTTTGATCCCAAACCCGTCGAGCCCGCCTCGCTGGTCAGCGTCTGCCCCATGATGTATCGCTTGATCAAATGGCCGAAGTATTCGGTGATGATTGTCTTCAGCGCCTCCGCGCCAGCCATGGACGGCTCGATGCGGTCGTAGGTCGGGGTGAAACTGTCCCCTTCCATGATCTTGGGAACGAGGATTTGATTGATGTTCGCGCGGCGCTCTTCGGCCGCTTTCACCACCGCCGCGCGCGCTGCGGGGTTGCCCCACGGGTAGTACCAAATCTCAAAGCCCAGCGCGGAGCGCTCCATGTATTCCATCAGCCACGCGAGCGTTTCCTGCTTCTGGTACCACGTGGCGTAGATGCGCGAGCGCAAGCCCACGCCATGCAGCCGGTCGGCCGAATACGGGACCTCGAACTCGCCGTCCTCGATGCTGTGCGTGTGCACGGCGAGCAGCGGGCGCTCCCACGGCTCCAGAAAGTAGGCCAGCCCGCGGTCGGTCGCCTCGACCTTCCATCGCCCCGCCACCATGTCGCCTGCCTTGTAGGCCGCCCCGACCAGAATGCCGATTTGCCACGCTTCCGCGTCCGCTTCGTCCTCGGCGTCCTCTGGCACGCGATAGACGATCTTGTCGCCATGTACAGGCCGCCACGCATCCACCACCAGGCGCAGCCGCGAGTGCACGTATCGCCAGCGCCACCGCTGCGCGACGGCGTAGCGCCCATAGAACACCGCATGCAGCAGGTTTTCGCGATAGGCCGTGAACCGGGGAATCGCTTCCAGACACCGCGTCACGTCGGCCGCCAGCGCACGCTGCACCGGGTCGGACGGGTCATGCTCGATATGCCAGCTCAGCAGGGCCACGGCGCGCTGCCGGGCCTCGACGCATTCCATGATCGACAGGTCGTTGCGCATCGCGCGCGCGTTCTCGCGCGAATGCAGCAGGGCCTCGTCGGCGATGCGGTACACCTTGGCGAGACTCGTCGCCATGCCGGCAAACGTCGCCACATGCGGCAGCACCATCTGCCCATTGGCCGGCTGTTTCGACGGGTCTTGGTCGGCGAGAAGCTGTCCCAGGTCCATGATGATCGGCATGGGTCATCCTCCTAGCCCGCGGCGTCCGTCCTTTGGCGGACGGCCTGGGCGCAATACTGGGGCCAGCGGCCGGACGAGCTGCTCCGGCAGCGGACTAGAAATCAGACGGCTCTTGTCCGTCCACACTTGCCGCTGGATGTACGCCTCGCCCAGCGGCGTCAGCGTGGCCTTTCGCGGCACGTAGCCGGCCTCGATGCCCACGAGGGCGTAGTCGTACCGGTGCCCGCTGATCGTCCCACGGATGCGGACGTTGTCCCAGAGCCACTTGCCCTTGCTGGCCGCATCCAGGAATTGCAAGAACCGCCGGGCCGGCACGTGAAAATAGGCGTAAATCGACCCGGGCCGGCGGGCATTGTCCTTGTGGCTATGCCGCCCCACGAACCGCACCATCAGCGTGTGGCTGTCGTTGTCGTAGCCGATGCTGTAGATGTTGGAGCTGGCCACGGGCACCATTTCGGCCGTGACAATCGGGTGATTTGCCGGAAACGTGATCCACTGCCCGTCCACGTTGACCGGGACGCCGCCGCGGCCGCCGCCCGGCGGCGTGGGCCCGCGTCCACCGCCGCCGCCGCCGCCAGCCCCACCAAACCCACCAAACCCTCCGGGTGGCCAGCCGCCCCCGCCGCCCGTGCCGCCCGTCCCGGTCGGTCCACCTGGGGGCAGCGGGGGCATCGCCTGGCCGGCCAGCGCCGATGGCGGTGGCGCCTCTTGGGGCGGGATGCCTCGGATGAGCCGGTCGATCCACTCGGCCAGGTCCGCCTCGGAGCCCCAGCCCTCGTCCAGCACGGCCCGCAATAGGGCCTCCAAATCGCCGACCTGAAGGTCCAGGGCATTTCTACCGCCGCCACCGCGCTGCGCCGCCGGGACGAGCGCCTGCGTGGCCTGGCGGCCCGTTTGCCCCGAGCCCGTCCGACCAGCGGCCGTCCGTCCCGTGGCGGCCGTCCGCGGCGACCTGGCCGCCCTTGTGCGCGGCACCGTGGGGCGGGTGCGCATCCCCCGCACCATGCGGCGCAGCCCCTCCAGGGGCGCTCGTAGGTACCGCGGCAGCGGCATCGTCCGTCCCTCCGTGGCCTTGCCCCTATTGTAGCGGGCGCGGGGGCCAGATCGCGGAGCGCCGGGGCCTGGGCGGCAGGGTCGGCTGACTGACGGGCCGGCTTTCCCCCATCCCGCAAGACGCGATCAGGTACCGCAGGGCGTCGCAGGCGTCGTCATCGCGCTTCAGGGGCACGGGTGACGCCACCGCGGGATTGATCGCAGTCCCGGACAGCGGCGAGCGCGACCTGCGCCAGCGATACTTGCGCATTTGCTCGATCAGGTGGCGGCATCGCGACGAAATCCGCAGCCGCGGCCGCCCGGTGACTGGGTGCGGCTTAAGTAGCAGGCGCACCGCGTTGATTCCGTCGTAAACGCGATTCGACGCCGGGACCGTGGGCACTCCATATTTGCCGAAACTGTAGATTTCCCCGGGGCGGCTGGGGTCAGCGTAGTTCACGCCGTAGTGCGGGTCGTCCGTCACGATCCGCTGCACCGCCCGGCCCTCGACCTGCTCGACGCACGTCGGCCAGCCCCAGCTCGCGCAGCGTCGCACCACTTCCTGCGCCAGGTCATAGGTCGTGCGGGACTGGTCGCAGTCCCACAGCTCGTCGTAAACGATCCAGTCGCCTGCGCCGTCCATTGCCGCCCAGACGGTCACGTGCGGATGCTCGACGGACGATCCCCAGTCCGTGCCCAGAAAATGCCAGCAGCCCGGCGCAATGCGCACCTCGGACTCGTCCACCACGTGCAGCTTGACGTTGAACGACGGGTAAATCGCTCCCTCGAACGATGCCAGCACGCCGCGCAGCCGCGTTTCTTTGAGCTCTTCAGGGGTCGTGGCTAAGAACGCCTCGATGGCCCCAGGTGCCAGGTTTTCGCGGTTGCATTCGGTGTTGCCGCGATAGAATCCCCACCCCGGCGGCGGCTCTTCCATGATCCGCTCCAGCCAGACGCACAGGTCCGGGTCCAGCGGCGTAAACTCGGCGAATTGCCCGCCCGGGAAAAGGTAGTCGCGGCAACGCACCAGCACTTCCGTGAACAGGTCGGCCGGGAACTGCTCGGAGAACCAAAAGCCGCCGATGGACGCGCCCTGCAACGCGCGCCTCCCCATCTCGAACGACTTGAACTCGATCATCCAATTTTTCGTGTCGCTCCCGCCTCGGGACGCGGGCCATGGCAGCAGCGGCACCATCCGCGGATGATTGGCTTTTTTCTCGTGCCAGCTCACCCGCGCCCAGTCGATTTCCGATGGCGGCAGGTGGCCGCGACCGAGCAGCTTTTCTTTCCACAGGACCTCGCCGGCAACGTGCATCGTGTCCGTAAGAATCCAGAAGGGCGTATCACGCCTCGGCGGCGGCTGGCGTGCCAGCAGGAACCGTGCGCACTTCGCCGCGGCCGCCTCGGTTTTGCCCGACCCGTTCCCCGCGATGAAAAACGCCACCACGTCGCGCGACTCAACGAACGCCTCTTGCTCGTCGCCGAGCTGCGGTCGGTTCGGCCGCGGGCGAAACGTGAAATAGGCCAGCTCGCGGCTGCGGGCTGCGTACTCCGTCAGCCACGTATCGCCCAGCACGAGCTGCGCCGCTCGCTCAATCTTTGGACCGCGCTTTGGCATCCAGTAACCGCAACAGCCGCGATGCGGCCTCCGCAGCCAGGGCCTGCGGCTCGGCGCCCGCGACGCGAAACGCCGCGTCGGCGGCCTCGCGGGCCGTCAGCTCCCGCACCAGCTCCAGCTCGACCGTGATCGCCTTCACCAGCGCTTGCGCCAGCGCCGCGCGGTTCGCCTCTGGGTCGTCCAGCGCTTCCCACAGGGTGCGGCGCAGCGTCGTGAGCTCATAGAAAAAATCGGCCAGCGACCGCCGCACTTCCTCGCGGTACAGGGCCCGCGCTCGGCACAGGTGCCGCCACACACTCGACCGCGACACGCCATATTGCGCCGCAATCGCCGTCAAACCGCGGCCTTTCGCCCATGCGGCCAGCAGGTGCGGGTAATCGCGCACCGTGAGCGCTGGCGGTGGACCAGCACCCCCGTTGTCTTTGCGCTTCCCCTTGCTGGTGCGCTGGCGCGGCCTATCGCCGCCGCTTGCGTCCTGCTTGCGCTTCCGCGGCAGATGGCACGTCCTCCTGCACTGCGGCGGCCGCGTCCGGCTCGGACTGATCGTCGTCCGCCTCGGTCATGGCCACCAGCTCCGGCGGCCTCGGCTGCGCCAGTCGCTCCGCCTTCGCTTTGAGCTGCGACGCGGACTCGGTCATCTTGCGGCGCAGCTCGAGAATATGCCGATTGACCGGCGCGATCCATCCGGGCCCGGTATGCGTCCC